AAGCGAGTGTGGATAAAATCGCGCAATCGCAACGAAGCCCTCGATGTTCGGTGCTATGCTCTCGCGGCGTATTCGATTTTGGGCGTGAATGTCAATACAATAGCGGCTAGAATTGCGGAGAAGCGGATCACGCAAGTACCTGTCGAGGAACAAAACGAACCCGCAGCACCTGTGACACAGCAAATCCGAAGGCCACCGCCACGACGAGGCGGATTTATTCAAGGATGGAGATAGCATGGCAAACGCTTTCGACCCGGCCAATGCGCAAGAAGGCGAACCGTATGAGGTAGTGGTCGGCGACTTCATCCAATGGAAGCGTTCTGACCTTGCCGCAACTTACGATCCCGACGATTACACTCTGACCTATGTTGCCCGCATCACCGGCGGAGGCAACACCGAGATTCAAGTCACCGCGACCGATTACAACGGATCATTCCTGCTCTCAGTAAGCAGCGCGGATTCCGCTGATTTCGTCGCTGGTTATTATCATTGGCAGGCGGAGATCCTGCGCAAATCTGATAACAGCCGCATTGTCGTGGATCGCGGCGCGTTCACCGCGATTGTTGACCTCGATGTGGGCGGAGCCGATCCGCGCAGCCATGCCGAAATCATGCTGGGCAAGATCGAGAACCTGCTCGAAGGGCGCGCCGATGGCGATGTTTCAAGCTATTCCATCGCAGGCCGCAGTCTGACCAAGATGTCCCCAGCCGAATTGATCGAGTGGCGTGATTACTACCGCCGCGAGGTCGCAGAGCAAAAGCGCAAGAATGATGTGAAACTCGGTCGCGCCAGTCCTGCTACAGTCAAAATTAGGTTCTCATGATGAACGCAGATTTCATCAAATCAATTATGAAATATGACCCCAAAAATGGCGGCCTATACTGGATCAAGCCAACTGGGGCAAGAGCGAAAGCTGGAGATCGTGTTGGATTCAATGCTGGAAGTATGAATTACAGAAAAGTCCAAATAAATAACATTGGATATATGGAGCATCATCTTGTATGGATGCTTCATCATGGATCGCTTTCTACTTTGGACATTGACCACATCAATGGCGATACTCAAGACAACAGAATTGAGAATCTCAGAGAAGCCACAAGAAGCCAAAATCTCTGTAATCAAAAGATTCGATCTGATAACAAATCAGGAATCAAAGGTGTGTTCTTTGTTCGGTCAAGGGACAAGTGGTGTGCGACAATCCAATATGATGGATTGAAAAAGCACTTGGGATATTTCGATTCAATAGATGACGCTGTAAATGCAAGAAAAAATGCTGAGCAGATGATTCATAAAGAATTTGCTTGGCAAGGAGTCATGTGATGGCATTGATCGACTTATTCCGCAAGAAGAAACAAGCCGTCAAGCGCAGCTATGCGGGCGCGAATACAGGCCGACTATTCTCAGACTTTGTGACCTCGACGCGCACCGCCGATGCGGAGTTGCGCTACAACCTGAAAGTCCTGCGCAATCGCTGCCGCGAATTAAGCCGAAACAACGAATATGCGAAACGCTATCTCCGACTCTTGCGCACGAATGTGGTCGGTGAAAAAGGCGTTTCGTTGCAAGTCAAAGCCGTCAATGTTGACGGCTCTTTTGATCGGATCGGAAACAACATCATCGAGCAACAGTTCAAGGCATGGGGCCGTCGCGGGAATTGCACCGTGGATGGCAAGATGTCTTGGGCGGACGCGCAGGATCTTTTCATCGAATCGCTCGCGCGTGATGGTGAAGTTCTGATCCGCATGGTGAATTGGAACGGCAACTCGGATCGCTTCGGCATCGAGTTCCTTGAGCCGGATCTGATCGATGAGGATAAGAACGAACGCCTGCCGAATGGCAACACCATCCGCATGGGCGTGGAGATGGACAAGTACCGTCGCCCAGTCGCGTATCACATCCTGACTCAGCATCCGGGCGAGGAATTCACCGGCATGAGCGCAGGCAGCAAGCGCACCGAGCGCGTACCTGCCGACAAGATCCTTCATGTGTATATGCCGGATCGCGCGCAGCAATCTCGCGGCGTGCCTTGGATGGCAACTGCAATCGCCAGCCTCAAGATGTTGCATGGTTATCGTGAAGCTGAATTGGTCGCCGCGCGTACTGCCGCCAGCAAGATGGGCTTCTTCACCAGTCCATCCGGCGATGGCTTTGTCGCGGATGACTATGAGAACAATGTTGTTCCGATCATGGAGGCGGAGCCGGGGTCATTCCACCAGCTACCGCAGGGCGTATCCTTCCAGCAATTTGATCCGCAGCATCCCACCTCGGCTTTTGGTGAGTTCGAGAAGTCGATCCTGCGCGGGATCGCGTCTGGTTTGGGTGTCAGCTACTACGCTCTGGCAAACGATCTCACGGCTGTCAGCTATTCCAGCATCCGTGCTGGCGAATTGGCTGACCGTGATTTCTACCGCAGCCTCCAGCGGTTCATGATCGACCACTTCATCCGTCCGGTTTTCAGCCTGTGGCTGCAAAACTCCATGACGGTTGGATCGGTCAATCTGCCGATCAACAAGTACGACAAGTTCAACACCGCTGCCGAGTTCCGTGGCCGTGGCTTCAACTGGGTCGATCCGCAGAAAGAAATCGCTGCGAATGTCATGGCCCTGAAGAATGGCCTGATTTCCATGCAGGACATCGCCAACAATTACGGTCGCGATGTCGAGGAAACCTTCGCCCAGATTGCGCGCGACAAGGAAACCGCTGCTCGGTTCGACCTCAAGATGGCGTTCGAGCCATTCGGCGCAACTCAGATGCCGGTCGTGCCGGAAGGATATGATGATGGCAATACCGAATGAGGCGATGAGAAAGGAGGCCGAGCGTGGCCTCGCTTGGCGCAAAGAATTCGGTCGTGGCGGTACTGAGGTCGGCGTTGCTAGAGCGCGCGACATCAAAAACGGTGTGGATCTCTCCGATGAAACCATCGTGCGCATGAATAGCTATTTCGCGCGGCATGAGGTGGACAAACAAGGCGAAGGATTCAGCCCCGGCGAGGATGGCTATCCCAGCGCAGGGCGCATCGCGTGGGCTTTGTGGGGTGGAGATCCTGGCCGATCATGGGCCGCAGCACAGGTGAAGAAGATGGATCGATCCTACGACGAACGCCCCTATCCAAACGAACACGCTGCGCGCATCAAAGACCCGGCGCAGTTCGACGACTTCCGCCGTGAAGCGGATGCAGGCGGTGAAGGCATCGATTTCATCTACGGCATCAAAAGTGGCGAGTCTGAGATTCAGGCGATTCGTTTTGACAAAACACGATATACTCCGGCACAGGCGAAAGCATGGCTGGCCGATCACGACTACGAACCGATTGAGTTCGAGGAAGCAACAGGTGAGCGTATGAGCGAAGAAGTTGAAATTCAGGAACCGGCAGAAGGCGAAGAATCCATGACCATCGATGAGGTCAAGGATGTGATCGAAGCTGCCGCCGAAGAATCCGCCGAGGACGAAGTGATCCTCGAAGTCGAAGGCGAGCGTTTGAGCAAGAACGAAACCTTCCACCGCGCTGATGCGCTTGAACCTGAGATGATCGATGAGCGTCGCGTCAGCATGGCTCTATCCTCTGAGGCTCCGGTCAGCCGTTCCTATGGGATCGAAGTTCTCGATCACTCTGATGAATCCATCAATCTGGACTTCTTGAACAGCGGTCGCGCACCGCTGCTCATGGATCACGATCCAGAGCGTCAGATTGGTGTCATTGAATCTGTAAGTCTTGATGGCTCGGCCCGCCGTTTGCGGGCGACTGTTCGTTTTGGAAAGAACGGACTTGCCAGAGAGATTTACGATGATGTCATGGATGGCATCCGTGGCAATGTGTCGATTGGCTACCACATCGACAAAATGGTCAGATCCGAGTCGGACAGAAATGTCTATCGCGCAACCTCGTGGCGACCGATGGAAGCATCTATTGTTTCAATTCCCGCAGACCAGTCAGTCGGCGTGGGTCGAAAGGCAGAGGCTCCCAAAGAACCCCAACCTGAAATTTCCAAAGTGGAGATCACGAAAATGGAAGAAATGAATGTAGATCAGGTGCGCAATGACGCTGCTGCGGCTCGCACCAAAGAAATCAGCGAGATCCTTGATCTGGCTGCCCGTCACAACAAGCGCGATCTGGCTGACAAGGCGATCCGTGAAGGCGCATCTGTCGCTTCCTTCCGCGGTATGCTGCTCGACCACATCGCTGACAAGCCGCTCGAAACTACCGAAATCGGCCTGACTCAGAAGGAAGCGCGTTCTTATAGCTTGATGAACGCAATCCGTTCTGCTTCAACTGGTCGCTTTGGTGGCTTTGAAGCTGAAGTTTCTCAGGAACTCACCAAGCTGTACGGCAAAGAAGCCCGCGGTTTCTATGTTCCGACTGAAATCTTCAAGCGTGACATCACTACCGCATCCCCGACCAACGGCTCAAACATGATCTCCACCGACCACTTGGCTGGTGAATTCATCGATGCGCTGCGTCCGAATCTTGTAATCGCCGGCCTCGGCGCGCGCATGATGCAGGGCTTGAAGGGTGATGTTGCAATCCCGGCTCTGAACGCTAAGACCGCCGTTGGCTTTGTTGCTGAAAACAACGCACCGGGTTCTGAAGGCGCACCGACCTTCCGTCAGGTCACTATGTCGCCTAAGACTCTGGTTCAGTTCGTTGACATCAGCCGCAAGCTGGCAATGCAGTCTGATCCGTCCGTTGAGCAGGTTGTTCGTGACGACATGATGATGCAGTTCGCAGCCAAGATTGACGAAGTTGCAATCGAAGGCGGCGGCGCATCTGAACCGACTGGTATTCTCGGCACTTCCGGCATTGGCTCGGTTGCTCTGGGTACTAACGGTGGCGCAATCACTTACGCCTCTCTCGTCAATCTGGAACGCGAAGTCGCAATCGACAACGCTCTGGCTGGTTCTCTCGCTTACCTGACCAACCCGAAGGTTGTTGCAGCTATGCGTCAGACCGCTCGCCAGTCTAGTGGCGTTGAAGGCAACTTCATCCTGAATGACACCAACACCCTGTTGGGCTACCGCGTTGCCAGCACCTCGCTGGTTCCGTCTGACCTGACCAAGGGTACTTCCAGCGGCGTATGCTCTGCTGCGATCTTCGGTAACTTCAACGCCCTGATGATTGGTATGTTCGGCGGCTTGGATGTACTGGTTGATCCGTACAGCAACAGCAACACCGGCGCGACCCGCATTGCCATGTATCAGGACATCGATGTTGCAGTACGCAACGCCGAATCCTTCGCGGCAATCAAGGACATCACCACCGCTTAATCGGTTGTGATATAAGGGGGCCGGGGATCAAACCTCGGCCCCTTTTTTTATGCAGCAAGTCGAACTTTTCAAAGACGAACACAAAGGCCAAACCTGTGCCGTTCTGGGCGGCGGGGTGAACCTGCCGAATGATCTGCGCAAGATTGATCCGGTTGATGTATTGATCGGGGTAAATCAGCATTCCCTTATACTTCCGCTCGACTACCTTGTGTTCCGCGACCGCGATATGTGGCCGCTCATCAAGGATTTTCGTGACATCAAACTTGTCACGCACCTCAACAAATTCAACGAAGGCCATGTTATTCATGCCGGCATCGCGCCGCCTATCGGCTATTCAGGCGGATTCGCGGTATGGCTGGCGGATTACATGGGCTTCGATCACACCTATGTTTGCGGCATGGATCAGTACCAAGACCGACACGATCTCCGTGAGTATTGGTGGGAAGGGCCGCAATCCGCGAAAAAAACCATGCACCGTCATTGCAACACAGAAATGGGTGCATGGAAGGCTCTGTTAGAATCTCTCAGGCATCCAGAGCGGGTGCAATTTGTATCGGGTAGATTGAAGGATTTGAAATATGAAAGTCATGCTTAGAAGTGCCGTCCTGTGGGACAAGGAACACCGCGACGCGGGCGAGGTGATCGAGGTCAACGACTCCGACGCAAGCTGGCTGATGAGCCGAGGCAAGGCCGTGCCTTATGCCGAGCCTGAGAAGCCGGTCAAGAATCGAGCCGAAGAAGTTGCCACTACTGAAACCCCGAAAACGACGAAGCGCACTTGGAAAAAGACCAAAGCAGCGGACTAACCGTAGCCTGCGTGCTGCGTGGCGGCGGGGTCTATCACGCCGGCCATGTCCAAAAACTGAAGGATATGTGCGAGGCGCACCTGCCCGCGCACTGTTTTGTCTGCCTCTCCGACCTGAAACCTGACTGCGAGGTGATCCCGCTGACCGACCGCTGGCCGGGATGGTGGAGCAAGCTGGAATTGTTCAAGCTGCCGGGGCCGGTCATGTTTTTCGATCTCGACACCGTGATCGTCGGGCCGATGGATGAGATCATCGACAAGGCCAGAGCGCATGACTTTGTGATCCTGCGGGATGTCTATCGTGGCGAATACAACCCCAAGGCCATGCAATCCAGCGTCATGTTTTGGTCGGGCAATATGCGCCGGGTTTATGAACAATATGCTGCCTGCCCGGTCTGGCTGGATGGCGGAGATCAAGCGTATCTGGAACAGGTGGTTCAGAGCGCGACTTACTGGCAAGACCTGACCGATGGCATCGTTTCCTACAAGGTCGATGTGCAGGGCAGGGGATTAAAAGAACACCACAAATGCGTGATCTTTCATGGATCACCACGACCTTGGGAGCAAAAGGATGTTGACTACTAGACGCGGCTGGCAAGTTCCAGAGATCGACGCAATGGCTCTGGACATTATTCTGCGGGAGGTGAACGACCTTCAGCAGATCCTTCCGCGCTGCTCCGACTACCGCACCTGCGTTCAGGCGGGCGGGAATATTGGGATCTGGCCTAAGACGCTCTCAGGCCGCTTCTCGCGGGTTTTCACAGCCGAGCCGGATCATGCCAACTATTCGGCCTTGATCGCCAATCTGGAAGGCGTGGAGAATATCGAGATCATCAAGGGCGCATTCGGAGATCAGCCCGGTACTGGCTCGATGGATCATATCGACCCGACCAATATCGGCGCGCATCAGGTTCAGGAAGGAACCGACTTCGAGATCCTGACCATCGACTCGCTCAAGCTGGACGATGTGGATCTGCTGCAACTGGATGTTGAGGGCTTCGAGCATCAAGCCATTCTAGGCGCGCTCGACACCATCCAGAAAAGCTGGCCTGTGATCGTGCTGGAACTTAAGGGTCTGGGCGAGCGGTACGGTTTCAGCGATGAAGAAACGATCCGCCTTCTCGAAGGGTTTGGATATAAAATAGCTGATAGAATACACCGAGATGTGATTTTCACGAGGCGATAAGATGGCCGTTGAAACCGATGATGACCGCAGCTATTTGCTGGCCGATTTCGGGGTCACGGCATCCTATACGCCAGCCGGCGGATCGGCTTCAAATATCACCGGCATTTTCGACAACGACATTCAAGAAATCGACGCTGGCGGAGCTGCAACCTTCGCAATCGAAGTGCCGCGTTTTCTCTGCCGCACCAGCGATGCGACAAGTGCTGCCGAGGGGGATTCCTTGGTGGTCTCGGGTGTGACCTATTCTGTTTCGTCCGCCTTCAAAGACGGCCAAGGCATGACTGAATTGAGGCTCGAAAAACAATGAGCCATGTTCGCAAGCAACTCCGCGATGCCTATGCCACGGCCCTGACTGGCCTGACGACGACTGGTAGCAATGTTTTCAAGGGGCGGTATTATTCGCTTCAAAGCGCGAAGCTGCCGGCCCTGTGCGTTTATACCGGATCGGAAGCTGCCGAAATTAATGTGATGGGATCTTCGAGGGGATCGGATCGACTGGTTTCGGTGACGATTGAGGGCTATGTGAAAAGCAGCAATGTGGTCGAGGACACGCTCGATCAGATCGCGGTCGAGGTCGAGGAAGCGATTGCCGCCGATGTGACTTTGGGCGGGGTCGCAAAAGACACGACCTATGCAGGTTTTGAATTAGATGCCAACGCCGATCCAGAGCAGACGGTTGCGGTGATGAGGATCAACTTTGTGACGCGCTACCGTGTCGCAGAGGATGATGTAGAAACAGCCATTTAAGGAGACAAGCGATGGCAGTAATCAGCGGCAAGTCCGGGTCTGTGTACCTTGGCTCATATCAGATCGGTGAGCTTAATAGCTTCACCATTTCGATCACTCAAAACATGGAAGAAAGTTTTGCTTTCGGCGGTAGTTGGACGACCAATACTGCGACCAGCAAAACTTGGTCATTCGAGGCTTCAGGCTATCACGATCCGGACGACACCAACGGCCAATCTGCGCTGCTGGATGACATCCTGACCGGCGACTCTAGCGTCACCGTGAATGTCCGCACCGAAGGCAATAGCACCGGCGATGACTTGTACACCGGCACAGTTGTGATCGGTGAAGCATCCATCGAAGCGACCGCAGATGGCATCATCGGTTTTAGTTTCAGCGGTACTGGAACCGGCACTCTGACTCGCACTACGGTGAGCTAATGGCATTCAAATCCATTGATCGAAAGGAAGCCATTACCGTAGTCGCTTCAAACGACCCGGCGTTGGATCTTGAGAACTCTGATCTGGTGGCCTATCGCCAAGACTTTGACGAAAGCCATCTAAAATTTAAGGATGGCGAGGAGCCGACCCGGTTTGTTCTGGGAACGATCAGCTATCTCAAGTTCCAACAGATGAAGGATAAGTTCATTTCCTTCGATGTGGACGCAACAGGGAACCAGCAAATCCGCACCAACATCTTCGGATTGACTGCGGATGCGCTGGCGAACTCGATCCGCAAGATTGAGAATGGCCCTTTTGATGTGAAGTTGGTGGCTGGTAAAGCCTCAGATCAGACAATGGATAAGCTGGCCGGCATTGAAGTGGTCGAAGAACTCGGTCAGATTGCGCTGGATATGAATGGCTTTGGAGGCTCTGACGAAAAAAAGTCCTAGGCGCGGTGATGCAGACGAAGCTGAAATTCGACTGCGCAAAATGCTCACCGGCGGACAAAGAAGTCAGGGGCTGCTTCACAAGGTCGAAAGCACCAGTCATGGTGCATGGGATCAAGGGCAGCGTGAATCGCTGTCCGGTTATCGATTATTTTGAGGCCAGTCAGTACCTTGAAATCTATCGATATTGGAAAAAAGGGCAGTATCCGAATCGAGGAACATGGGCAGAACAGCCGCATAAACTTGTGAGGATTATGGAGGCACTCGATGGCATTGTCAGCGAATCAACTTGAAATCCTGCTGAAAGCCAAGGACACGGCATCCGCTGTCATCAGTAAGGTCAAGTCCAGCATGACCAAGCTGGGCAACACAGCAAGGTCTGTTGGCTCTGCAATGACCAAGGCATTCAAGAGCGTCACAGGGTCAATTTTCAATCTCAAGACCGGACTTGCCGCGCTTGCCGGTATTGCTGGCCTTGCCTATGCCACAAAGAAAACTTACGAATTCATTGATTCCATCGGCAAGACATCGAGGAAACTAGGGGTCGCTGTCGAGGATCTTCAGCGGTATCGATACGCAGCATCACTCAGCGGCATTGAAACCGCAGAGATGGATAAGGCTCTTGAGCAATTTGTCCGACGCGTAGGCGAGGCAAAAGGCGGAACCGGCATCCTTAAAAAATATCTGGATGACATGGGCATTTCGCTCAAAGGCGCAGCGGGCGGAACCAAGACTAGCAGCCAGTTGCTTAGCGAATTTATGACTCGATTGGATAAGGTCAAAGATCCAATGGAGCGCGCAAATCTCGCTTATCAGGCGTTTGGTCGCTCTGGTGTGTCTGTCACCAATATGCTTTCAAATGGCAAGAAAGGGCTTCAGGAGATGCTTTCTGAGGCTGACCGACTTGGCTTTGTTCTTGGCGAGGATACGGTTGTCGGCGTTGAGAAAGCCAATGACGCATTCAATCGCATGACCTCTGCGCTTGGTGGGGTTTGGAATAAATTGGTCGCCGCGCTTGCGCCAGCCTTGGAAGGTTTTGGGAATTGGTGGGGCGAATTTGTCGGCGCATTCTCTAAATCCATTGAGCCGGCGATCAGTTGGATCAACACCAACCTGAAAGCAATGGCGGTTGATCTTGAGTCCGCCAAAAAGATGGGCGCAGAATGGGGTGCAACCGTCAGGGATTGGCTAATCAAAGTCACAGAAACCATGCGGAACTGGTTCGGAGAATCAGGGAAAGCCTTTGATCTGTGGAGAGAATTTAAGGATTGGATTAGCAAAGATGGGAAACAAATGTGGGAAGGCATCAAAGAAGGTGCGACCACATTCCTTGCTGTTATCAGGTCACTCCTATCAGCAATCGAATCACTCAAGAATGCGTGGAAATGGCTAACCAAAGAAAATGTCGTCGCCAAGACTGCATTTGCAGCCGGTCAGGGATTGGCAAATCTAGCTGCCACTCCTGCGCGTCCGCCCGCAGGATTGCTGCCTAGCGGATCACGCGCATCGGGCGGCGGTGTTATGGCAGATCGCTCCTATTTGGTCGGCGAAAAAGGGCCGGAAATCTTTAGCCCGAACCGCACCGGAACCATCGGGCAGACTGGCGGGCAAACCATTATCAACAACATCTACACCGCAGCAACGGCACACGGCATCAATAATGCCCTTGCCTCGCGTGGGGATACTTCAACGCGCTCAACTCGGATCGGCATGACGGTGGGCAATGCTCGCAGCACGACCGGGTTCGGCAATCTATCAACGGTGCGCGCACGATGAGATTCGACTATCCAACGGTGGCATCGGCCACGACTAGCATTGCTTTCACAAGCAATCCAGAATCGCCGTATGAGCGCGAGGTTGTAAAGCACAACTCCGAAGTGCAGATGGAAGATGGGTCTTTCTATGTGTATTCTCGGTCTGTCACGAATTACCGATACAACATCGAGGTGATCTTATATTCTGAGTCTGAACGCGATGCGCTGGAGTCGTTTTACGACAGCACCGTGAACGGATCAGAAAAAACTTTTGAATACACCGACCCATACAGCGATGTGTACACCGTCCGATTTATCGACAATTTCAACATTGTTGAGATTATGAAAGATCGCTTTTATCGCGCCACCTTCACGCTGTTGCAGACCGCATGAGAACTTTTGGAGCAGGGTTCGCAAGCAAGCTGGCAGGGGATTCATACCTGCCAATTTTGTTTTGCAAGTATGAGTTGGTGACTTATGTTTCCGGCATGGCTCCGGGCATGGGGACGCAGACCACCACGCCTTTCTATTGGGCCGAGCGTGAGATTGTTTTCGATGGCGATACCTACGAAGCGCGAATCGTCAACACCAGCCCGCTAGAGCAGAGGCTCGAAGCCGATCACCAATCCTTTGGCTCGATGGGCTTGCAGATCAGCAACTATCCATCCAACCTCGCAGGCGTGATACAGGCGGGGATGAAATGTACCGTCTATCTTGGCTTTGAAGATTCAGTCGGAGCCGGAACTGTCACCGA